TTTCACCGCTAATCCCCAAGTCCCAACTGCCATCATCTTTGAAGGTGCTACTGCCGATTCCTTTGAATTAACCTTACAGACTACCGACCCAACGGCAGATAGAACTATTACTCTGCCCGACCTTGATGGCACAGTTGCTTTGACTTCCCAGATAGTTCCAAGTGCTACAAACGAAAATCATGCTCGCGTGACTTCTTTTATGCTTGGGGGTATGTAATGCCTTTTACCTATGTTGATCCGACTGGCGTGGATCGGGATAAAGTTCGGTTTTTGATCCAAGATACTGTTGATGCAGGTCATTTTTTGGAAGATGCAGAAATTACTTTTTTATTGAATGAATGGGCTGACGTGTACGAAGCGGCTGCTCATGCTGCAGATATCATAGCCTCGAAGTTTGCAGGTAAAGCAGATTATTCAAAATCAGTCGGTGATTTATCCTTAAGTGAAACCCATAGTGCACAAGTAGAACGTTTTCATAAGATAGGCGCCAATCTACGAGCCATGCGCCATCGTCGCTATACAGTTTCGTGGGTTGCTAATGCCGAAGCGTTAAAGAGCACTGCCGATAGAACTGTTGATACTTACAACACCGATTTCTATATCGGCCAATACGACAACCCAAGAGGATCTTCAGAAGGATCAAACATTGACTAAAACTTTATGGAGTGGCCCAACAGGTATTGACGCCGCCTTTAGCGAAATGATGCCAGATACAGTTACATTCAACCCAGAGGCCTCAAAGGATAAATATGGGAAAGCAACTTTCGGCTCAAATATAAGCGCTCAAGGCCGTGTCGTCTTTGATACCAAAATAGTTAGAAATGACTTAGGAGAGGACATTCTTACAGGTGGACGTGTTTATCTATACGGGGACTATTCAAGTATTACATTAGGGCACAAAATAACTTTACCAAATGGCATTTCGCCCGTTATCGTTTCTGTTGAGTCTAAAAAGGATACAGCCGGGGTTCATCACTCTGTCGTACATTTCGGTGTCTAAATGGCAAAGCCCATGCTTACTATTAGAGGCATTCAATTCACTAATATTGAACGATTACAGAGGCTACTAATTGAGGGTGGTAAAAAAGCCGCCAAAGAGGCCGCAAAGAGGCTCAGAAACGAAGCACAGGAGGTTTTAGCCAAGTCTAGGGACCTTGTGCCAGTTGACACAGGAGCGTTAAAAAAATCTGGACGCGTTAGGCCAGAATCAGGAGTTTATACAAACGGCAAGAACATGGAAGTTCTGATCACTTACGGATCAACAGCGGTGGAGTACGCCATTTATGTCCATGAAGATTTAAGTAAGAATCACCCACACGGACAGGCCAAGTTTTTAGAGATACCGCTTATACAACAGTCGCATGGGTTAGTTGATAGAATCTCCGATAGAGTTGAAAAGGTTTTGAAAGAAGAGTTAGGCAAAGCATGATTCTCGAAGCGTTGGGCGATCATCTAAATGGAACATTTGGTCTGACTCAGGGAACTAATCTATTCCTAAGTAAAATGCCAGATACACCGGACTTGTGTGTAACGATCTATGAATACGAAGGAACTTTGCCAACAGAACATTTTGGTGGTAATCCGTACGACGTGGATCAACCTCGCATACAAGTTGTGTGTCGATCCTCGAGAGACGATTATCCAACAGCGCGCGATAAAATTAACGACATAAGAGGCTCGTTGGCGGATCTAACGGACATAACTATTTCCTCCACGAAGATATTGCGTGTCGCTTCCATAGGGGCTTTTATTCCTTTAGGCTTAGATGATAGAGATAGACCGCGTGTTGCTGCTAACTTTCAATGTTATGTGGAGAGATAGTGGAGTCGCAGGACCCTCCTAAAGATAAGTACGGGAAAGGAGCCGGTAGAGATGACTTCCCCAAGTGCTGGCGATGCGGGCGTATCCTTGCCGAGTACCTCACGATCCCATACTCGCTCAAATGTTCGAGATGTAAAGCCACAAACCAGCACACTTAAATCTCAACTACAAGATTTGTTAAACAATCCCGGCCATTTAAGAGGGGTCGAATGTTTTGTTGGACAAATAATAAAACTATTAGACCAAGAAACATCACGGATATTTGTAACAGCGTTGAATGATAAAAGAGTAAGACACGTGGACTTAGTGAAAGTTTGCGCCGCGGAAGGATACAAAATGTCCGAAGCGACCATGCGTCGCCATCGTGCTGGAGGGTGTAGGTGTTCTCGATGAGTTTTGATGAAAGATTAAAAAACTTAGTAGAAGGCACAAAAGAAAAAGAATTAGAGGTTCTTAGAAGAGACAGAGAAGCCCAATGGCGCCCCGGTGTCCAATGGAGAGGCGAAGAAGGGGAAGTTACCACAGCCGCTATGTTTGTGGATCAACACCCTGACTGGAATGCAGTTCTGGAAGTCTGGGATTTAGACCCTACAAAGTTTGCTGTTATTGAACCAGTTTTATTTAATGCATGGGACGCTGCAATTGGTAATGGCGAGACTAGACGCATGCGGCAATACAAAGCCAAAGTAGTGCGAAGAAAGAATGAAAATCTATTTGACATAGATGCACTACGAGAAGAGATTAGCAAACACAAACCTAACAAATCTAAAGTCATAAATGGTGAAGGTGTTTACAATGTGGTCCTATCGGACTGGCAAATAGGCAAACCAGAAGGAGGCGGAACACAAGCAACTGCAAACCGAGTCCTTAATGGTATTACATCCGTTTTAACTCGTGCTAAAGAATTAAGGCGTTGTGGGAGGTCAATAGGAACTCTACAAATACTATGGGTTGGAGATTCTGTAGAGGGGTGTTTGGGACATTACGAGCAACAAACTTTCGGAGTAGATTTAGATAGACGTGGACAAATAAACGCCGTTAGGACATTATTATTGGCGGCGTTGAAAAAATGGGCGCCACATTTTAACGAAATAAAAATCTGTGCTGTGGGAGGTAATCATGGAGAAAACAGATCAACAAAAGGCAAGTCATTCACGACCTTTGCCGACAATGATGACCTTCTTGTTATTGACCAAATCAGAGACGCCATGGAGTTCAACAAGGAAAGTTATGGGCATGTTAAAACTATTATTGCCCCTGATTATCTCAATGTCACTATTGATACTTGTGGTTGGATTCTTGGTGTAACCCACGGCCATGTAGCCAAAGAAAGTGGCACAGCAGAACAGAAAATGAAACGTTGGTTAGAAAGAATGTCATTAGGCAGACAACCGATTGGGGACTGCGACATACTTGTATCCGGCCACTACCACCATTTAAGAGTAGCCGACTGGGGTAGCGTTCAATGGCTACAAGCGCCAGCATTAGACGGAGGATCAGAATGGTTCAAACAAATAAGAGGAGAACAAAGTCAACCGGGCATCTTAACGTTCCTGACGTATCCAGAGGTGAAAGTGAAAGACTTACAAGTTCTATGATTACACCACAGGAGATAGCCGACCACGCAGTTAAGTTAGTTAGCGGCGATAGGCAGAACGATTATGGACACCCTTTAGATGATTTCACAAGGGCTGGAAAGATATGGGAAGCGATCCTTGGGATACCAGTAAGCGCCGAACAAGTGGCTTTATGTATGGTAGGAGTTAAGATCGCCCGTGAAGTTAATCGTCAAAAATTGGATAACACAGTTGATGGGATAGGCTATTTTCTAACTCTTAGTATGGTTCAACAGGAACGCGCGGAACGCCTTAGGATAAATACCCAACCGACATGATACTCTTCATCTTGAACGTGTCCTTAGAGACCCCAACCGTATTCGTGACCTAGAGTCCTAGCGGAACTGGGGTCGTGCATGCCAAGAGGAGGCAGTAATGGCCCAGTATCGCGCACTGGTTGGTATCGACTACCCACCAAATAAACGTGTGGAAGCCGGTGAAGTTGTATCGGACTTACCTGGTAGTTCAATTAAATGGTTGCTCGAAAGTAACATCATTGAGTCAACTGATGCAAAGTCAAAAATTAAACAGGATGAACCCTTAAAAGAACGTCTTTCGAAAATTGACCTCTCCGATGGTTTAACGACAGAAGAAGAAGAAGTTATTTTAGCAACAGCAAAAGAAATTGAAGAGGAGAAGAAATAATGCCGACTTTCCGTCATGGTAAAAATACAGTCGCTTTACTTAATCAGTTTGACTTCACTAATTATTTCAATTCAGCAACTTCTTCAAATGAAGTAGAACTGCCTGAAACTACAACCTTTGGCTCAAGTACGAGGTCATATATTACGGGGATCAAAGAAGGGTCTGTAGGACTTGAAGGCTTATTTAGTGGAGGCGCTCTTGAAATAGATACGTTCTTCAATACAGCCATCAGTTCTGATTCGAATATAGTTTCAACTATTGGCCCAGAAGGAGCCGTAGTTGGTCGAAGAGCAGTATTACTTAACGCCAACGAAACATCTTATGAAATAACAGGGGGCATTGGCGATCTAGTCGCCATTTCAGCCGAACTTCAAGCCTCAGGAACTACCGGTGGTTTGGATAGAGGAGTGTTGTTGGCAGCGCAAGCCACAATCTCTTCAGCGGCTGCAATTTCAAGTGTGGACAATGGTGCTTCATCATCAAATGGTGGAGTTGCTCATTTACACGTCACAACTAACAGTCGTGATGGCGTATGTACTATCAAGATCCAACATTCGGCAGATAACTCTACCTTTGCGGATCTAGTTACGTTCACAAATACAACAGCAAGCACAACAACATCTCAAAGAGTTGAAGTCGCTGCTGGTACGACAGTAAATCGTTACTTACGCGCAAACGTAACGACCTTTGGTGGGTCAACCGGCTCGCTAATCATCACCGTTGGATTCGCAAGGAGATAAAACATGCCAACATTTCGTCACGGTAAAAATACCGTATTCAAAATCGACGACTCGGGTGGAACACTTAGAACGATCAGCGACGTGCTGAACTCTGTTTCGTTTCCTCGCGAAGTCGAAACGCTAGAAACAACCTCGTTTGGCTCATCAAGCCGTTCATACGTTGTTGGATTCGCCGATGCAACTATTTCAATTGAAGGTTCCTTTGACAGCACTGTAGATGGATACCTAGCAGGTGCCGTCGGTCACGAGAGTTCACTTTCGTTTGAGTTTGGTCCAGAAGGATCAACTTCAACCTTTGTAAAATACACAGGCGAATGTTTCCTAACAAGTTATGAGGTATCGGGTGGAGTGGGAGACATTGTTTCGTTCTCAGCCGAGTTTCAAGTAACAGGTGCCATAACTAAGGGCACATACGCATAATTTAATAACAATTTAATACAACATTCAACCGAGTCCTAGAGACCCAGAAAAGAGAGCATCGTGTCCTTAAGAGACCAAATATTTGCAACAAATGATATTCCAAAGGAAACTGTAAAAGTTAAAGAATGGAATATCGAAGTAGAAGTTAGAGGTATGACAGGTGCAGAACGCACTCGTATCCTCGACCTTGCTATGGATGAAAAAAATGGAGTAAATCTTCAAATGGTTTATCCAGAAATTGTCATCTCAACAGCGTTCGACCCAAGCACAGGAATACAGATTTTTACTCCTGCCGACCGAGCGGCGTTGCTCTCTAAATCAGCCAACGCGCTTGACACATTAGCAACTGTGGGTATGCGCCTATCGGGTTTTACTCAAGAGACTTCCGATGAATTGGGAAAAGATTCGTCCGCAACGGCTACAGGAGATTCGTCTTCGAGTTAGCCGAAAGGTTGGGTAGGACCGTCAACGAACTATTAAACGGCGGTCCTTCTCATCTAGCCATTTCGGCTATAGAACTGGCGGAGTGGGAAGCGCTCGAACAAGTACGCGTTTGGGAAGCCGAACAAGCGAACAAAAGAAAGAGGTGACCAATGGCTGACTATCAAATTAAAGGTCGGATGAACCTTGAGACAGGTCAGTTCCTTGGTGCACTCAAAGGTGCTGAAAAAGGTTTGGGAGATTTCGCCAAATCTAACGCCAGCGCATCTGCCAAAATAGGATCTTTTGGGAAAATACTTCGTGGAGTTGCCACAGGTGCCCTCGCCGTATTTGTAACAAAACTTGGAGTTGATTCCGTTAGAGCGGCACGAGAGGCTGGAGCCGCGCAAGATAGATTGGCCCGTCTATTAACAAATACTGGTGGCGCTACAAAAGAACAAATAAAGATGTTGGGGGAGCAGGCTAAAGCCTTAGAAGCCTCAACTGTAGTAAGTGCTAGTAACACAACAGTAGTTCAGTCACAATTAGCGACCTTTGATCTAGCCGCTAAAGAAATAGCAACATTAACTCCTGCTATTTTAGATTACGTCGTGGCGGAGCGTGGTGCTGCCGCTTCAACCGATGAATTCAAAAGCCTTACCAATGGTCTCGCACAAGCAATGAACGGTAACTTCGCGGCACTTAGTAGAGTTGGTTTCATTATTCCAGAAACAGATAAAAAGTTAATCAAATCGGGAACAGAAAGTGAACGAGTAGCGGCAATTGTTAGAACGCTAAATACAACTTACAAGGACTTTGCGGCAACGGCAGGAGGAACAGCGGCAGGCGCACAAATCAAACTGCGCAATCAAATCGGCGGAGTGAAAGAAGCCTTGGGTAATGCGTTACTGCCTACAATACAAAAGGTTCAAGGTTTTATTGCTACAACTTTAATTCCCGTTTTAGAAAACTTACAAGCCCGGTTTGCGGATGGTAAGTCAATAGAAAAGTTTATCAACTTTATTGGCATGTTAGGTAAGAATATAATTGACTTTGGTAAATCTATAGTACTAATTGTCGGCCCTTTATTTACCGGCTTATTCCTTCCAGCCATAAAATTAGCCATAGGAGCAGTCATTGGTTTTATCAAAGTATTAGGATCAATAGGTAGGTTTATACAAAAAAACATTGTCGTCTTTCAAGTACTAGCAGGTGCGGTTGCAGCGTTAGCGATAGGTATTGGGGCTTACATACTACAAGTTAAAGTGTATAACGCCGTATCCAAGTTAATGATTGGAATTAGCGCTGCTAAGGCATTGGTACTTAAGAAAGTAACTAAGGCTTTCAAGGTCTTAAACTTTGTTATGAAGGCAAACCCAATTGGTTTCGTTATTGGTTTATTAGCGGCACTAGGAGCAGCCTTCGCTATTGCTTGGAACAAGAGCGAAACTTTTAGAAAGATAGTTGTTAAGGGCTTACAAATCGTTGTAAATGGTTTTGGTTATTTAGTCGGCGCTGTTGGTAGCGCCTTAAACTTATTGGCAAAGATACCAGGCATTGGGGAGGCCTTTGAAGGTCCAGCCAAATCAGTAAATGGGTTTGCCAATGATGTAAGAAAGTTTGGTGATAATCTTGATCGGTTAGTTAAAAAAGATGTAAACGTTAAAGTTAAAACCGAAATACAAAAAGGTCCGAAGATGCCGGACTTCAGCGGTCTTCCCGATTCAGATAAATTATTAGATGACCCAAAGGGTAAGAAGGCTGCAGCCGCAGCCGCCAAACGTTTGGCTGAATTAAAACGCGCCTTAAAAGAACAAGTTGAAAACTATAATGAATACATAAAAGGCGACTTCGCGACTTCCTTTATGAAAGGTTCAGATCACGCTAGGGATAGCGTAGGTAAAGCCTTAGATAATCTAAAAAACATTTTTGAGGCCAAGGCAAAGATGTTGAAAGACCAAGGCGCAATAGACGCTTTGTTCAAAAAGTTTGACCAAGTAAAGGAAAAGATCAAACCTCTTGTTGAACAGTACGCCAAAGTCGCGGCTGAAATTGAAGCCGTCAACGAAAAAATTGATAAAGCATTAGAACGATTAAACAAAGCCATAGCAGATAGGGCTGAGGCTCAGGCGGACATCACTAAAGCCTTATTAACACCTTTCGGTGAGCCATCTGAAATAAGAAAAGCGATGAGCGGGGCAGAAGCAAGTGTAGATTCAATTATTAGTTCTTTTGACAAGATAAAGGATCTAGTAACTAAGCGATTCACAGATATGCCAGATGAGGGCAGAGATATGCTCATCAAATATTTTGAAGCACAAACAACAGGCTTGATTGCTCTCGCAAAGCGACGCGTACATGCTGTTAAGGTCTTAGAAAAGGCTCAAGAAGAACTTGCTCGACTAATTGATGAACAAAAGAACTTTACGAAAGGATTGCAAGATTCCTTAAAAGAATTCGGTTACGCTCTAGTTGACCTAAGCAAAGACGATAGTAAAGCCGTTTATCAAGTAACAAAGACCGCAACAGGTTTAGTGATAACGCAGACTAAGAAATCAACGAACGCTATCGACACTGTGACCAAACAACTCCAGGCCCGCTTGAAATCTATAACCGACTTCAGCACGAATATCAATAAACTCCTAGCAAGCGGTCTCAATGAAACCTACATACGCCAACTCTTAACTGCTGGACCTCAGGCCGCAGGTGAAACTGCCGCTGCCTTAACTCAGGCCACCGATTCACAGATACTAACAATAAATAGTCTCTACAAAGACATAAACACTATCTCTACTAAGTTCGGTGAAGATATGGGAACAAAGTTCTATCAATCTGCTGTGGATATGGCAACGAACTTTAAGTTAGGTGCCGAATTGGGGCTTGAACTTATTGATGCCACCATGAATGATATTGTGACCAACATTAGTAATGTTCTAAGTATTCTCGGTAATACTGGTTTAACAAATGCCCAGGCTTTAGTAAATGCTTTGATAGGCGAATTTACAAGACAAGCGAACGAAACAGTCGGGCCTGCTACACAGTTAGTCGTTAATAAGATCCAAACTACACTTGTAGCACTCGCCAAAGTTGGTTTAACAAACGCGCAAGCCTTAATTGACGGATTAGTTGTGTCCTTAGGTTCGGAAGATAACAGGCTTCGTTATACCGCAAGCGCCGAACAAATCCGCGCCAATGTTGATACCATTCTAAAACTATTAGCGCCTAACGCTCTAACAAGCGGACTGGGCTTAATTAACTCTCTTGTAACTTCAATGGGTGGAAAGAGTCTGACAGATATTGTCGCCGCCGCTACAGCAATAAAAGACGGGGTAAGTAACGCTCTGGATCTATTGAAGGGTAAAGGAACACAAGTAGCCAAAGACGTAGCCCAAGAACTTTACGACCAGTTACTTGAAGAAAAAAAGCGGCTCGTGGCTCTCGCACAAAGTATTGCTGCGGCGATTGCGGCTGCTTTAGCAAGTGCCGCAGCAAGTATTGGGGTCACAGTTGATGTTCCTGACTTCAAAAGCGGTGGTGGCTTTGAGTCAGGGCCTTTATTTGATGATGGAGGCCCTTCTACAGCATCGAGTGAGGCAGCAGAAGCAGCCGCAAGTGCATCTAAAGCCGCAACTCAACTGAAAAAATCTACTGACAAACTAAAGAAGCCAATTGCAGTAACAAAAGCAGGAGTCTTGCCATCTAAATCACAATTCCAATTAGCCAAAGAAAGTGTAAGCAAAGCCAAAAACATGGGACGAAACATGGTAGCCGCATCAAGTATGCCAAACTTCAGACC